ACTACTTTGCAAAATACACAACGAAAACCGCATTAAATCTTATTTTAAGTTTATTGGCTAGATACGATTCATCTATTTTTAGTCAAATCAAACAAGTCCTTCCTGCTCGTGTAAATTATATGAGTGGTATCTTAATTGAACCACACATTCTTGAGCGAAACAAATACAAAAGAAATCGTGGTATTACACGAGACTATCATCAATATGTTGGAACCATTCCAATGTATAGTGAAGCAAACATAACCGGAAGTAGAAATGACTATGGATTTAGTAGTGGTTCTGGTATTGTAAATGATGGTGCTATTGATTTATACAATTATGAACCATCTACATATCAATATAATTTAGCAGTTCTATCTTCAAGTATTTCTTGTTCTATTGGGTCAGTTTCAAATATCGTAAGTGCTAGTGCTTTTAGCACACCATTAGTGGGTGGTAATAATGGATTTTCATCATCATTGGATAATATTAATACAAACGCTTCATCGTTTGAACATATAACATCAAGTGTTCTTTGGGTTTTTGAAGAAACTTTAGATAGTGTATTTGTTGGTCCGGGTGGTAGTTCAATTAGTGCAAGTGTTAATTTTATTTTTATTAATAATACTACAAATACAGCAAGTATACAATTTTCATCAGGATATACTATTGATGGTGGATATTCGGGCCAAACCCTTACATTTACATTAGCATCGGCTAATACTTATGGAGCTGAAGGTTGGGACCAATTTAATTCATCAAGCTTACAACAAACTTGTAATACATCAACCACTTATGTTAATAGAACAAATGGATATTGGGAATACTCACCAACAGCAAGTCAAGCGGTAAATGCTAGAACAACAAGTCAAGCATTCATCGTTAATAGATTCTTTTCAACGGCTGGTTCTGCAAGCAGAAATGAAGCATTCACATCATCTCTTTCTCCAGCGGACGTACAAGAGTATCGTGGATTATCAATTGAAAATCTATACTTTAATGGATGTAGAATTTCTTCAGATTCACTAACAACCGATTCAACGGATACACCAGATGGTGGTCCTGTAATTGAAGTAAATGTAGTTGACTCAAACACATTAGTTCTATCAACTAAAACAGCATTAGATGGTGATTTAAGAATCGGGTCAGCTGAACCAATTCAAACTATGGTTCCAAGTGAATTAGTATCATTACAAAACTATGAGGTATTAACAACCGAAACATCTACTGAAAAGAGAAACGATTTTGATACTGAACAATATGTTTTAAATGCTCCTCTAATCTATGTTGTTCCATCAAAACCTTTGTATAGAGACGTTGTTTCTACGGAAGAACAATTGGATTCAAATGTGACAATTCAAACAAACTTTATACAACCACGAAATGGTTAAATTTAATTTCATAAAAAAGTGATATTTATATACATAAAATAAGGAAACACTATGGGATATTTAGATAATTCATCGGTAACTGTTGATGCGATTTTGACCAAGAAGGGTAGAGAACTTCTTGCACAAGGTCGTGACAAATTCCAAATCACTCAATTCGCACTTGCGGATGATGAGGTAGACTACAATCTTTGGAATCCGGCTCACTCATTGGGTTCTGATTACTACGGAACAATCATTGAGAATATGCCTGTATTGGAAGCCCTAACTGATGAAAACTACACTATGAAGTATAAATTGTTGACTCTTCCAAAATCAACTGTAAAACTTCCAATCATCACTCCTTCGGTGACCTCACTTTCTTTAGAAGAAGATGGTATCTCTTCAACCATCAACATCACAACCAAAAATGGTGGAAATACTTTGTTGGGTTATACCGCAGTATTATTAAATTCAGATGCTGCTACTATTGTAGGTAACCCTGGTGTTCCTGGTGGAACTACTCCAAGTGTTAATACTACATCATACATTTCTAATAAGAGTATTACGGTGGTTGGTAAAGACGCATTTACAATTACAACAAAAGTTCTTCCATCCGCTACGGCAATTACAACTCGTATTATCTTTATTGGTAATGAGACTGGTGGTAGAACCGAAGTTACTTTAACTGTAAATCCATACACAGGTAGAGTGTTAAACACAAGAACAATTCAAGGATAATAATAAAAGGACACTAAAATGCCAATAAATCCAATAGACCCATCAGGCGGCGGCTTCTCAAATACGGGAAATATCGGTGGAAACACGGGCGGAACTTCAACTCCATCTCCATCGGGTAACACTCCACCGCCAAGCACCTTGACTGCTCAACAACTTTTAGCATTTGATGTTAGTGAAAATAGAACTCCTATTGTTCCTGCTGGCGCATACAATGCTGGTAATGGTAAAGTCTATACTGCATTCAGTACCGATGATTTGGTAGAGGGTGGTATTCAAAGAATTACTCGTGGTTTATGGAGTGGTAATGTTGGTGAATTAACCACGTTCTTTACTTCATCATTTCAGTCTGCTACTCAAAAACAATACTACTACGAAATTTATAACGGTAACCCAGCTCTTTCAACTTCGGAAGCACAATTCTCTATTGCATACGGACATAGGTTAGGTAGTGGTTCGTTAAGTACGGGTCCTGATTATGATGCTCCATCTAAAGCAATTTATGGCCAGTATCAACAAGCGCTTTTACCATCAACACAAACTCAATTTACATTTGGAACTACAAACTCCGATGATATTTACGCTGTTACAATCAATAGAGCAAGATTAAAAGATAAATTAGATAGAGGTAATTGGGAATTGTGTTTATCGGGTTCCGGCAAACTTCTTCGTTTAATTGATGATAGTGGTGATGTAAACCAAAATTCATCAAATGATGCGGAATCGTATAATGTTGTATCAGGTTCTCTTGCTAATGGTGTATTCTCAACAACACAAATCTTTGGAGCTGTATACCCACATAGAGGTGTAATTATCTTAAACCCAGCAGCTCTTGATTCATCAGCTTCTTTGGGAACTGTTAGAACAAATAGTGATGCTCAAAATCATAATAAATTGTTTCTTGCAATTAGTGGTGCTGCTGTAGCAAATTCAAGCGATGGTTTCCAAGCAAGAAACGAAGAAGAAGTTAAATCTACATTTTACTTTATTAGAGCTAAAAACGCAGAATATAATTTCTCAAACAACCCATCATATGTTTCTGGTTCAAATGGTGAATTAAACCAACAAACCTTTATTGGTGACCCTAAAACATATATTACCACGGTTGGATTATACAACAATGATAATGAATTATTAGCAATTGCTAAATTATCTAAACCAATCTTAAAGTCATTCTCAAACGAGGTCCTTGTTAAGGTTAAACTTGATTTTTAAAGATGTTTGTATTAAATGAGTATTGTATTCAAAAAAATATTCCAAGAGGGTCTACAAAGAAGACCCTTTAAGGCTCACAAAAGATATGAAGTAACTGATTCAAATTACTCATCATCTTTTGGAATACAAGTATTACGAGCAATCAATCCAAACGACACAAAAGTTGAAATCTCATCTTCAGTAAGTGGTAGCATTGCAGTAGACCCATACACTCATTTTAATACAAACGCTTGGGGTTCAATGACCCAAGTATCACAAGAGGTTCTTTGGAGTTCTCTTAACCAAGTGTTTTTCCAAGAGTCGGATAAGACTTTGTATGATACTGCTTCGGTGATGTCTATACCTGTAAACAAGTTTGGTGATGGTATCAAGCCCGGTTCGGTGTTTATCACGGATAATTCACACTACCCATCGGCTTCAATAAAATTATACGACCACTCAATGGATGACTCATATGGGTTGTTGATTGCAAATGAATTAACTTCTTCAGTAAAAGTAAATCAGTCTGATATTATATTAAAATTATCATTTGATAACACCACACGAGTCCTTGACTCTTCAAACTTTCAAAACGAAATTATAGTGAGTTGATATGGAGTTGTTTAGTAATTCTTACACATTTACAGGTCAAAGTCAAAGTATTCTTGTAAGACACAACTCTAACTTTGATGTTTTTAATAAAAACGATGATTGGGGTATTTCATTTTGGGCAAGTCTACCACCATCCCAATCCGGTACTGATACCGAAAAACTTATTGTATCAAAACACATTGCTGAACGATACATAAACGAAGATGGAACTATCACCACTCAAAATAGTGAAGTAGGTTCATATCCATTTAAAGTTGGTGTTTACACTTCGTATAGTGATGTGAATGGTAAAGTTTTTTTTGAGACATCGGATGGAACTTCTACTAATCGTGTAACCTCATCAGCACAATACAATGATGGTTCTTATAGACATTACACTTTTAATAAAACAGGTTCTTTATACGAAATTTGGGTAAATGGTAGTAGAGTTGTAAGTCAGTCGGTTTCATATTCATTTAATATCAACAACCAAAAAGATATCTTAATTGGTAATGATTCATATGATGGAAGTTCTGCATTTAGTGGTTCATTAGATGAATTTCAAATGCATAGAGTGGGTCTTACATCAGCAGAAATTGGTTCACTAGCAGACAACAATTCCGTGAGTGGTTCTTACCTTCAAAAAAATGATGTTGGATATGTTTTCTACAAACAAGGTATGATTGTAGTAACTGACCCAAGACAAAGATACCAAAATGTTCTTTTGGGTGATGGTAATATTACATACACCACTTCTTCAGGTTATCAAGTTGATTATCGCTCAACAAAAGTTGTAGAAGAGGTAGTTGCTCTTTGTGAAATTGGTAAAGAAGAATTTCTTGTTACATCAAACCCATCCGCAAGATACACTCCAAGTGAAAATGAATTTCAACTTGCGGGATTTACAATGTCCTCTTCATTCTATCCATATGTTACTACGATTGGATTGTATAATGATACTGGTGATTTATTAGCAACCGCAAAATTGGGTTCTCCTCTAAAACGTAGGTCTGATGTTGATGTAACGGTTCAAATTAAATTTGATATAGATTAAAAATGGCTATCACATTTACAAACGGAAATTGGAGTCACATCCAAAAATCAAAAGGACACAAGTCTGGTCTTGAAACTAAAATTAACGAACAGTTAAGAATTCAAGGAATAGATGGTGAGTATGAAAAACACGAAATACCATACACCATCCCAGCATCACATCACACTTATAAACCCGATTTTAAATTACCAAACGGAATTTATATAGAATCAAAGGGGTGGTTCTTGCCCGAAGACCGCAAGAAACATTTGTTAATCAAAGAACAACATCCTGAAATGGATTTGAGATTTATTCTCCAATCTCCAAATGGTAAAATCTATAAGGGTTCAAAAACTACTTATGCTCAATGGTGTGATAAACACGGATTCAAATGGGCAAAGAAAGAAGTTCCACAAGAATGGATTGAAGAAACCCCCAAACAAAATTTCTTTGATTTCTCATAAATATTTCGTATATTAGTGGTATGGAGGAAAGACTATTATCACTTTTAGAATCTATTCTTGGTAAATCCAAGAAAACTTCGGGCGACAATTACTCGTTCTATTCTCCATTTGTAGACCACTACAAGAGAAAATTAGAAATTAACATACGACTAAATTCCAAGGGAGAAAATCTTTGGCATTGTTGGATTTCTGATGAAAAGGGTAGAACCATTAAGTCACTCTTTAAAAAGCTTCGTGTATCCAAACAAACTTGGGATGAATACAATTCAATTTTCAGTAAGGTTAACCGATACACAAGTGAATATGAGAATGTTGAGGTTGTAGAACAAGTAGAACTCCCAAAAGAATTCAAACCACTTTATCAAAAATCAGACTCCATCAAGTGGAAACACGCTCTGAATTATCTATTGAATAGAGGTCTTCGTGTTGAAGATATTGTTAAATACAATATTGGTTATTGTGAAGATGGTGAGTATCAAGACAAAATTATCATCCCATCTTATGATGAGCGTGGTAGGTTAAATTACTTTGTTGGTAGGTCATTTTACGATACAAAGTTTAAACACAAAAATCCAAAAGTTTCCAAAGATATAGTTGGGTTTGATTTATTGGTGAATTGGGATACTCCAATTATCCTATGTGAAGGTGCGTTTGACGCTATTTCAATTAGAAGAAACGCTATACCACTTTTTGGTAAATCAATACAACCAAATCTTGAAAAGAAAATACTTGGAAAATTGGTAAAAAGGTTGTATATTTGTTTAGATTCGGATGCTATAAAAAATTCCATAGGGTTGGCTGAAAAGTTTGTATCATATGGAATTGAAACGCATTTAGTGGAGTTAAAAGATAAAGACCCATCTGAAATGGGATATGAAAATATAAATAAACTTATTTACAATACACCACCCTTAACACTCCGAAGGTTGGTTGAGTTGAAGATGAACGGCTTATGAGTAAAGTTAAAACTCTTAATATTGGTATAGAAAAGATTGGTAAGATTTATCATATCGCGGATGTCCACATTAGAAACCTAAAAAGACACTCCGAGTATCGTGATGTCTTTTCCCAACTTTATGGGTATATTTTGTCTACAATGTCGGAAAACGACATCATTGTAGTTGCTGGTGATATTGTCCACGCTAAAACCGATATGTCGCCTGAAGTGGTAGATTTAACGCAAGAGTTCTTTACTCGTTTATCAGACCTACTCCCAACCATTGTAATTCCAGGCAACCACGACGCTAATCTAAATAACCCATCTCGTATGGATGCTTTACAACCAATTGTAAATGCGTTAAAGCTTGATAATTTATACTACCTTCGTGATACCGGCGTTTGGAAGATTGGTAATTGTTCGTTCTCACATCAGTCGGTATTTGATGAATCGCCGGGATTCCCAACACCAACTGATATTGAAGGATGTGACCACAAGATTGCATTATTTCACGGAGCGGTTGATAAAATTGTGACCGAGTTTGGATTTGTAATTGAAAATAAAAAAGTTCTTGTAGATAATTTCAAAGGATACGATATTGTTCTTCTTGGAGATATTCACAAACCAAATAATGGTGTATTGGGTAATGAGTGGATTAAGTATCCAGGTTCTTTGATTATGCAGAACCACGCTGAATCGGTATTTCCAGAACACGGAATCTTGGTGTGGGATGTTGATACAAAAACAAACGAATTCATTCAAATTAAAAACCCATATGGGTATGTGACGGTTGATGTTGAGAATGGTAAGATTGTTTCAAACTCACCAATCCCCCAAAAACCACGAATGAGAATTCGTGTTAAAAACACCAAAGCTGCTGACCTAAACAAACTGATTGCAGAATTAAAGAAGGGTAAACAGGTACAAGAACTCACAGTTCAAAAAGTTATTACTCGTAAAGATTCCAACGAAAGCGAAAAGATTGTTCTTCAAAATGTTCGTGATGTTGCATATCAAAATAAATTGATTGAAGAATATCTTTCAGATACGGAACATTTGACCGAAGACCAAATGAGTGTTGTAAAGGGAATCAACACCGACCTCAACGCTAAGTTGGGTAGTCACACTATCAAACTGAATTCTACTTGGGTTCCAAAAACATTTGAGTTCTCAAATATGTTTTCGTATGGTCCCAATAATGTTATTGATTTCAGTAATATGAAAGGTGCGTATGGAATCTTTGCACCAAACGCAAGTGGTAAGTCTACCTTATGGGATGCTCTTTCGTTTTGTATCTTTGATAAATGTTCACGAACCTCAAAGGCTGAGGATGTGATGAATTACTCTAAAAACTCCTTTGATTGTAAATTTACTTTTGAACTCAATGGGATTGATTATGTGATTGAACGAGGTGCAAAAAAATCTCCAAAGAGAGGGACTGTAAAGGTAGATACAAACTTTTACAAAATAGAAAATGGTTTGGTAGAATCTCTTAATGGAGAACAACGAAGAGACACCAACTTTATTATCCGTGAGTATGTAGGAACCTACGATGACTTCATCCTCACAGCAATGTCCACTCAATCAAACAATACCGGGTTTATTGATAAATCACAAAAGGAACGAAAAGAATTACTTGCTCAATTCTTGGATATGGATGTGTTTGAATCTCTTTACCAAATTGCAAGTGAAGAAATCAAAGAACTATCCGCTCTTCTAAAAGATTACAAGAATCAAGACCTACCTACTCAATTGGCTGACGCTGAGGAGACTTTAACATCCATTACAGGTTCTTTAACTCAATTAGAAGATAAGCGTCTTAAATTGGATTCTCAACGAGATTCAATCAACACAAAGATTGAGTTTGAAGTTGGTAGTTTAAAGCCCGTTGATGATGTTGGTGATGTAGAACAATTAGAAGCTCATTTAGAGTCACTTAACAAACAACGAAAAAGACAAGATACTGAATGTGGTGTAAATCTTTCAGAACTTAAAAGTATAGAAACCAAACAACAAGATATTGAGTCAAAGATGTCTAATTTAAACATTGATGACTTAAAAGAAAAAAACGAACAATACAAAACTTACAATAATAAGTTTAATGAAATGGGAGTTCAGCTTGATAAGTTGGAGTCTCAAATGCTTCACGCTAAAAAACACTTGGATGGTATTGGTTCCCTTACCTTTGATGATAATTGTGACCATTGTGTAAGTAATAAGAATACACCATTTGCAAAACAAGCCCAAACCCTTGAAGATGAGTTGCAAAAATTGGGTAATGACTATACCGACTTGGTTACCAAGCGTATAGATGTAATGACCCTACGAAATCAAAATGATGTGACCAAAGAACTAAAACTTTGGGATGACCTTTCTGAAACTTCTTCTAAATTAGAAAAAGAATGGTTAAAGGTTAGTCGTTCGTATGAGTCGTGTTTATCGCTTGTTAAAGATTATGATACCTCTATCAAAAATTTGGAAATTGATATCCAAAAAGCCAAGAACCAACAACAGGCGGTAGAGCATAACAAATTGGTATAAGAAAAGATACAATCTTTAAAAGATAAACGAGCTGAAATTGAAGAGTCTATTAAAAAAACTACCAATGAATTAATGAATATCAATTCAGAAATTAAGGTAGCCGAAAAGACCATTGAAAATGTTCACCAATCTTTGGAAAAACTTCGTGGTATGGAAATCAAATACGATGGGTATGAATACTACCTCAAGTGTGTAAAGAGAGATGGTATTCCTTACAATCTTATTTCAGAGGTTCTTCCAAAATTAGAAATGGAAATTAACAACATCCTTTCACCGATTGTGGATTTCCAAATCCTATTGAATACGGATGGTAAAAACATCAATTCGTATATTGCGTATGGTGATGCTGAATACTGGCCATTAGAACTCACAAGTGGTATGGAAAAGTTCATCTCATCCATTGCAATCCGAACCGCTTTGATAAATGTGTCTAATTTACCACGACCAAACTTTATTGCAATTGATGAGGGGTTTGGCTCATTAGATACGGACAACTTCAACTCACTCTATTTATTATTTGATTATCTAAAGACGCAGTTTGATTTTATTATCACCATCTCGCACATTGATAAAACAAGGGATATGGTAGATTTCATTATTGATATAAATAAAATCAAAGGGTTTTCATCTATAAGATATTTATAAGAAATGGAGTAGTTAATGGGTTTGGAACTCAAAATAAAGTCAAAACAAAATCTATCCAAATATAGAGTTTTAGTAGAAGACTCATCAGCAACATCTGATGAGTATTTTTCTATTGTAGAGTTTCCAGAATACTTGGGTGAGGGTAAGAACTTACTTCGTATCAAAACGAACCCAGATGTGTTTGAACCTAACACTCAAATCTTTATTGAG